GGCAGCACTTCGAGAGGAGTATCTCACTCCGGGATCGAATTAACCGTAAAGGTTAAAAACGACAGCGGTATTCCACCGCTGACCCAAAAACCCGGTAAGCGCAATGCTTACGGGGTCATCTGAACCATCGCAAGGTAGCGATCTGTCCCAAGGAGGGGCACAGGTGTCCCATGACGGGGCACAGTTCCATCGTAGTTGATACATTCGACGAATTGTACGTCTAAGTATCATACCGTTCCTTATGTTGCCAGACAAGAACGCTACCATAGCGCCATCTGGATTCTCAACGATACCCTCAGCAGCAATTGCTTTGGGCTTGACGGCAAAATACTTATAGAGAGGACTTTGAGTAAACTTGTCTTTCGACAAGCGTCTCTCAACCAAACTATAAGGTATCTTGATACCAGCATCCTCACTTTCCCAGAGAGGAACCGGTAGCCACTTGCATCTTGCAAGTAGCCAGCGCACAGTCCGGGGCAGCCAAACCCCAGTACGCGCGCTCCAGTCATTCAAACCGTTGATAGCAACATAATAGTCCTGCATAGTGTCAAGGCGCTTTAGATAAAACGCTCGGACATTTAGGCCCTGATAGTAATCAGCGCCACAGGATTCACGAAACGATCCTTCAAAGAAGGATTTGTCCTTATTGATGATAAACCCAAACATTGATAAAGCCTTATACAGGCCAAACACTGCGCGGGTCTCAACAATAATATCATCACCGAAAACGCCAAAATTGGCGTTTTCCCCGATGATAAGAGGTATATCGTAAAGACGATATACGGCTTGGACTATGCTCGCAAAGATAAGCGTCATTAATGGAAAGTTAAATCCATTACCCATCGTGGAAATGATGGGAAGACGTCTATACCCAATACCAGGTATACGTGTTTCATCGCATTTAAACTTGCTAAGAAAAGCAAGCATATCTGCAGGTAGCACGATCTTAAGCAGCTTTAACGATATAGAATCGGAAGCTGATTTGAGATCTATAGTGGCAAAAGCACCACTACGAGATCCCATGCGAGCGAGGGCTTGGTTACGAGTAGGTTGGATAGACAAATCTATACCAAAAACGGTGGATAACCGTCTACTCAGTGCCTCACCAATACTAAGTTGAAAGAGCATGTTAATGCTCGGCTCAGTACAGATGCAGCGCCCTGTTTCGTTGTTTTTAGGAACTACCGATAGATGACTACCTCTTACAAGGCTATCGTCATGACCGAAGGTCTCAGCCCGAATTTGTTCGGGCTAGCCCATCGAAAATCATGAGTGATCGCTTGTTGGTACCAGGAAAGTACCGAGGATGATGTGCATGATAATGGCGAAGCAAAAAGCTTCGTATAAAAATCATTATCATTCGCTAGAATTGACGCCCCAGGACCTGGCCGAAGTTCATTCGCCAGGTCAGAAGGATGTTCAATTAAAGGTCTACTCCCAATGAAGGGGGTAGGCACATTCCAAAAGTTATGTAGTGCTTGACGAACATCGCCAAGCACTTGCTCCATCCCGGAATCTGGGACAATAAAGTCCCATGCTTCGAGACGGTGCATATTCTCCAAAAAATCGAGAATAGCACGACTTTGGGATCTATCTTCAATATGACTTGACTTCTGAAATTTCTTCAAGAAGTTCACATATTGGGCACGAGCAGCTACCTCTTTAGCTTTCGCTGAAGGAGCAGGAGCTTGGCTAGGGTCAAAACCCTGAGATAGACAATCCTTTAAGAGTAACGACAAAAGAGCTGTGGTATTTACCATCATAGACCTCATCGTTGCGTTTCAAAACACTCATTCAATACCCTTCAGAGTATTCTCGGAGATAGAGCCGATACGGACCATATGTGCAGCAATTGAGCTACGCATGTGAGCAGTAAAAGCCTCTCTTCTCAAGAGATCACCTGATACGTAATCTTCTATGGCCCGATTAAGGTCACAGAAGTCGTAAGCAATCTTTTCCCAGGCAGTAGAAACTTGCTTGGAAGAAGAACGCACAGGGAAATGAAAACAGACGTCCTTGTACTTTTCGCCAAAACTGTATGAACAGTGAATGACGAAAGCACAGCCATTTTGCGACCCAGAGACCCAATCCAGAATCTGTTCCGCCATCCTATCTTGGTTCGGGGTAGAACTATCCCCGACCAGGCAGGCTAGCAAGAAAAGAGCATGTGACTGAGTTTCGACGGTAACAGAATTGCAAATGAACATATAACCTCACTTTAAAGTGTAATAGCCGTTCAAGAAGACGTCCTAAAAGTGCTAGAGAGCACCGTTAGAAAGAGTGTCCCCAAGACCGGACGATATAGAATTTAACACACCCACGGTGAATGAAATCATCGCGCGCATGTTAGCAGCATCGAAATTATCGACACCTGCAGCTATATCGATGGGGATCCGCACAACCTGCGGAATTGAAACGAGTCCGGAGGCCGGAATGCCTCCTTTCCTAACAATAATCCAGTACCGATTAAATTGCGGCCTGAAGCTGTTAGGAAGCAACGATGAAAATGCTTGGATGACCTTCATCACTTTCGGTTTAACGAAAGTGACAGAGAATTCATCCGAGACGGTATGAACGCGAACGCCAGCTTGTGTGCCAGTAATGGCAGTAACAATCCAACGCTTAACGTTTCCGTCAACAGCATTATCTTGGGTAACGGTGTAACCGGGCGTTGTAAACCCAGTTTGAGCACCGCCAGTGATGGTACCACTCAACACAATGGACATGATAACTCCGAAGAGGTAAGAGATTTAGAGGGATGCTGATCAACGGGACGAAGCAGCTTGAGCGATTAGCGCAAGCATGTTCAACCAATCCGTATCGCGAAAAGGGAGATGCAGTCGAAATGACGGCACTAAACTCCCTAAATAAATATTACGCGATACAAATTTGGTATTTGTTTCCCATGGATCCGCAAAGAATGTATTGGCTACGATCTTCCAATTACCTGGAGTAGTTAGCTCTGGGATTGGTGTGTTAACAGTATGGACCTGATTTCGAATCCTCCTGTTAACCCATAAGACGTCACTCCGTGGAAAACACAAACAGTCGATCACTTGACCAACATTTGTGAAATAATCCACGACAAACGAATAGGGAATTAATTCCCATAACGTCGGAACGAAGCTGGACATATTAAGTCCAAATTCGTCTAACGCTAATTTAGCTCCGGTGAAAATCCCGTTGCTAGAATCCGTTTGGTCTGAGGTCCGAAGACGAATACCCCCGTAAAGGGCTACTTCGAGATCGGTGGTTATCTGTTGCTTTACAGTAATCGATGCCCAAGTTAGGGCAAACGCGTTCTGCATCGGAACAGAAACTGAAGTCTCAGATGTGACTCTGCGTTGAGCTTTGCCTACAGCGTACGCACTTTCGGGTCGGTTAACGACTCGATCATAAATACGCCAACAGGCAAACGCAGAATCTTCAAGATCGCTAATCGTGGGTTTTATCCCATAATTAAACTCAAGCCAATTCTCCGCAAGCTTCTTTGTTGCTTGCTTCTTTGTGTGACGGCGGCCATATCGACCGCCTAAAAGTTGCTCTCTAAGGCGTACTGTATCAAGCGTATGCTTTCGCAGTACTCTGAGAAAGATCTGGCGCACCCTTACAAAAGATGCACATGTCTTTGCCCAGTCGTGAATAACCTCACCGCTCAGGATAGAAGTTTGCTTCTTCCTCGCTTTAGCAATAAAGCGTGCTATAGACTCATTATCCATATCACTAGGGATAAAAGAGTTTGCTGCAGAAACGGCAGGCATATAACGGCCTCGGTATGTCAACCTTCTGGTTTGCGCAACAGCCGGAGACGGATGTTCGAAACGACCAGTAAGTTGCCAATACCAATTACCACCACGAGCTGCCTCATGATCGTAATTGTTAGCACTTGTAGTAGCGTTTTTACCTAACTTGATTTGTTCCCGGTAGCCAGGAGTGTTATCACCGTATGAACGCTGCTTAAACCAGTCAAAATACTGGTCAGCAGTGTACGTGCTCGTTTCAGTATGTCCATCATCGTATTTGACAAAAGCGTCATCTACGCGGGTGAACAGCTGCTTATCGACACGGGAAAAGTTAACCCTAGGTTTCCGTTTGTAGATCCGCTTTTTCTTAGCGGGTCTCGGGAACCAGGGTAACCTCCTTCTTTTAGGCTTTTTCATGCCAGAGGAATCCTATACGGTTGTAAAACGCAGATACTACTCACACAAGAGAGCGCTTGGACTGAGACCATCCAAGCAGTACCTACAGCGTTAGCCATGGTACACCCTACGACTTAAATGTCGACAGAGTTGGCCCCGAAAGGGGC